CATCTTGATTCTTTTGTTTTTCTCTAAACAATAAATTCATTTTAGAAAATATTTCAATGTCTAATATTTCTTCTACTACTTGGCGTCTATGTCTAGCTCGTAATTGCATAAATGGTACAAACGAAGCATTACCTAATATTACAACCTGTGTAAATGACCGATAGTTTAATTTGAGTATTTGTTGTTCTAGGTGTTTCTGATAATCTCTTTGAGCAGCGTCTTGATTTAACATATCACCATCACACCATATTTCAAATAGATTTGGTTTAATACCTCTTATAATTTTATAATCTTTTTGACCTACTGTAAACTCAACTTCAACAATACATTCTTTTTCATTGATAGAATTAATTAACTGGTCTTTCTTAATACTACGAAATGGTCTTTGAAATAAACCAAAACATAAGGCGTCTAGCATTGTAGATTTACCTGCACCGTTTTCGCCTACAACCAATGTAGTATTTGCTCTGTCTAAATCTATTTCTATAAATTGTTGTCCTGTACTTAAAAAGTTTTTATATCTTACTTTTTTGAATAATATCATTCACATACCCTTCTAGTTCATTATAATCATAAAAAATTGAAACCTTCTTATGTCTAAATTTTTGTTTATCAATATACTCTTTCATACCTGACCGCCACCCTTCACCAAGTATTGCAATTATAATCTCGTACTCTGGAAAACTGTGTCTTACATTTTCTAAAAGATATGGTATCTTTTCATCTGTTGACCCTGCCTTTTCTTGAGATTTAAATTCTATTCTTATTCTTCTATCGTTTAGTATTAATACAAATTCTGTTTTACATATACTACCTGGATAGATACTTTCGTATGGAAACTCTTTAACTAATATTTTGTTATTATCATCAAAAGAGCCTGTACCACTTTTTGACCATCTACTATGATAGATACTGCCTACATCTTTTGAATTACAAAACAATTCAAATCTTTTTTCATAAGACATTCCGTCTATCTTTGCTTTTCTTAAACTAGGATTAGATATCATATTTCATTTCCCCAAGCATCCCATCCGTCAAACTTTTGTCTAGCAAACAATTCTATTCTAGGTAGGTCGCCACACAACTCAACTATATCGTGTCTAATTCTATCTGGTTTTCTACTATGTTCTCTGCGTTGGTCTATAACTAACTGTGCCACAGACTTACTAATTCTTTTTGGTTTACCTTTTGTTGCAAGTAAACACATTTCTGGATTACTTCTAGTCCAATATCCTAATCCTGTAAACATTCCCATATTTGTTTTGTTTGACTTTGCCCATGTAAATGCAACTGTTTTATATACAAAGTTCCAAGACTTTATTACTTCAAATGCTTTTTCTAACAAGGGGTCTGTAACCCACATAAACAACATACTATTATCTTTTGATATATCTTTCACAGGTAAATTACAAATATCTTTTATTGACATACAATTATAATGTTGTGTGGCATTTCTACCATCACCTTTCTTAGAATATGATTTAAAGTTCCAAGGTGGGTCTGCATATATTATATCATACTTCTTACTCGGTAGCAACATCTGTATCTTGTGCCTCAATGTACATTTCTTTAATCATAACTTTTAATTTATCTTTATCTAAGTCAACTGGCAATTGGTCAACATAGTTATTAACTAGTGTTATTGTATCTTCGGATCCTTCTACCACATCATCACTTACATTGGTATGACTAAGGTCAGAATAATCTTCTATTATTTTTAATTCGTTTACACTTATTTTGTTGTATAGTTTATCAAGTAGCCTATCAAACATCTGATTGTCTTTTTTATTGACAACAACTAACTTAACAAATTTTTGATTATAGTCTGTTATATCAAACTTGTCGTAATCTGTTTTGGTATCATCATACATAAGTTTTTTAAATATCGTATATGGATTTTTTATAAACTCAACTTCTCTTGTTTCAGTATCAAATACATGAAACCCTTTTTGATTGTTATAATCTGACCAAGTCATTTCATATTGACTACCTAAGTAGAATACTTGACCATCATCATTCTTGTGGTGAAAGTGGCCGCTATATGTCTTTTCAAATCTTGATACAATACTCTTATCATGGCCGTGTGTTTGTACCATAGTGTCCATCATTCTAAATCCATTCAAATCAAAATGACCCATACATACATCAGCGTTTGCTGTGTTTAACATTTCCATACAATGTGCTTCGTTTTCAGGATTAATCCACGGCATCATCAAAATATTTAAACCATCAAACTCTACAACTTTTGGGTCCTCGTAAATAAATGGCTCATTAATGCCATCAGGTGCTGTACATAATTCTTGAACAGCGTTTACTTTGTTTGTGTTTCGATAATAGATGTCGTGATTACCTATAATGATATGAGTATCAATTTTGTCTTGCCATAATCTATTCATAAACTTGTGTCTAAAGTTATGAGCAATTCTATAATTAATAAATTTTCTTCTATCAACAATATCACCTAAATGAATAAGTGCTTTTATGTTGTGTTCTTTCAAGTAAGGAAAGAATATATTGTCATAGAACTTATAAAAGTATTCATCAAATATATTGCTATCATTACGAGCCCCGAAATGGGTATCGTTTAATAATGCTATCTTCATTTTGTTTTTTTAGTCGGCTCTTTAGTTGGTTCTTCTTTTAAGTTTCTTTGTAAATAATCTAACATTTGACTTTGATATTGAGCGTCATCTCCTGCTAATTGATCCATCATATTTTCTACACCTGCGTTAGCAATTAATTTAGATTTTATTTGCATTTGTTTTTTCTCTTTCTGTATTCTTCTAATAAATGCGTAATAAATTATTTGTGTAAAATATGCAAATGGGTTCTTAGACTTTTCAGGATTAAAATTGTCCATATACTGTAAACAATTCTCAATACCATCGCTAATCATGTCGTCTCTAAATGTGTAATTAATAAAGTTTGGTCTATAAGATAAGTGATTGGCAATCTTCAAAAAACATTCACCAATATAGTTTGTTACCATTGGTCTTTGTTTGTTTTTTTCAGCTGCCGATAGAACCTTAATTCTAAACTCGGTCATCGCCTCTAGAAACTTTTTATTATCAACATAATGTGGTTTTTCTTTTGCTTTTTTCATAAACTTATTATACTATATTTTGTAGGTAAACACAAGCCTTTCTACAACTTTTTTTGGTTTTAATTTATTTTTAATTATTCCTTGTTTCGTGCTTGACATTTCTAGGAATGTCTGTATAATCGACTATGTAGTCGCCAGGGGATGAGCTATAGCTAGTGTATAGTCTTAGCTGTATCATCATATAAAAGACTTTCTTCTTCTTCTCTCTGTCTCATCTCATCATCTAGCTGTTCAGCGATTTCCATTATCTTATTAATTTCTTTGGTAGAATAATTGGCTTTTACTTTTGAGTCTTGTAGTTTTGTTAGAATAACATCATAATAGTTTGCCAATTCTTTTGCGGCTCTTGAAACTACCATTACCTTATCTTTTGGAATTACAAACATTTTATCTTCCGTAAAAGGTATCCAAGGCGCCAAAGTAGAATCATCTTTTAATCCAAACTCTGTCATTCTTGGCGTTGTAATTAACTGTAAAGGATTTTGTATTCGTAAAAACTCTTTATCTAATGTAATGCTTCCGACCAAAGTACAGCCGTCTAGTAATTTAACGATTCTGTAATCTGTTAAATCATTTGGTGCTTTTTCTTGTAATTTATCCATATAACTATTTATCTATTCTTTTAAGTCTATATTGTGCATTTCGTAATCAAATTCTTCTTCGGTGTAAATGTTTATTCTTTCTTGAAAATGCTTTAATGTAAAGTTTTCTTTTGATTTATAAGTTAAATCATCTGCTATATCATACAAAGTAGCATTAACCTTATTGTCGCCTAGTCTCAAACCACGGCCTATACTTTGTAAGTTTCTTATTCTACTCTTAGAAGGACTAGCAAAAATAATATTGTGTAAGTTTTTAATATTAACACCAGTACTAAATGTGCCATAACTTGCAACAATAATAGCATCCTTTTCTTTTTCTACTATACCTCTTATTGCTTCTCTTTCATCTGCTTCAACACCACCAAAAATATAAAAAACTTTTCGGTTAGCATCAGCCTTTTCTTTTATTATCTCATGTAAATTTTTACCATGTTTTTCTACTAATTGAAATAAAACTAAAGTATTTCCTTTTAACTTAATTGCCAAGTTTCGAATAAAATTTTGTCTTGACTTGCTACTTACTAGATAATCTATTTCATCTTGATACTTACCACTTGTAACCATCTTACTATTTTCTACTGTATGTTTCAATATCAAACAACGAACAACCAAATTAGATAGTTGTTTTTTATCCATAAGTTTTCTTGTAGATGTAACTTTATTTACAGCACCAAACAATCCCTCTAATACTAGTTTGTGCGTCTGAGCACCATCTAAAGTACCTGTAAGACCAATACGATATTTACAATCTTCAAGTTTTGTCATAATCTCTGTAAGTGATTTAGATTTAAATAAATGTGCCTCATCACCAAAGACAACACCAAATTGTTCAAAATATTTTTTAGGTAATTTGTATAGACTTTGCCATGTAGATATTAATACTTTTTTAGTTGTTTGATTAGAATAACCACTATACAATCTATGACAATTTTTCTTTACATTCCATCCATATGATTCGAAGTCTGAATACATCTGCTCAACTAACGAGGTTGTCGGTACAATCAATAATATTCGATTGTTAGGCATATCCTTAATTAAGTGAGAATAGTATCTTATTAACGAATATATGATGAATGACTTACCTGACGCTGTAGGACTTAGTAGCAACGCCCTATTGAACTTTAAACTATGATATATGGCGTCTATTTGATAATCTCTAGCCTCAAATTTTTGACCTAGACTATTAGAAAACTTTTTAACAATTTCTTTATCTACACTATTATTAACTTCAACACCTTCTCCTGAAACAATCTGATACCCTCGTTCTTCAGCAAATGCTCTAATATATGGAAATAATCCAAAGTATATTTCTTTTGTTTTTTGAGAGTATAATCTTATCTTACCATCCCACATACGATTACGGAACGCAGGCATAAACTTATAGCCTGGTACATAAAATGTAAAGAACTCTGATATTTCTCGTTGAATGTTAGGGTCACAATCAACGGTTATATAGACTTCGTTTTTCTTTTCTATTATTAAAGTATCCATGTCATTATGCTATATCGAATACCACTAACAACTTTTTGAACTTCATGTGGAAACATAAAGTTTGAGGGAAAGACTACGGCTGAACCTTTTTTCTTTTCTAAAGATTTGCCACATAATATAAATTCACCACCCTCGTAATCGTCATTCAAAAATATTAATGATGTTAGATGAGGGTAACCTGTTTTTTGTCCATGACTATGATGAATATTATCTATATGTTCTTTCATAAAACCTCCTGCTTCATAACAGTTAATTCTAAAGTGTGTGTATTCTTGTATTTTAATTTTATCGTGTATTGATGTATAATCGTTTACGGCTGATTGAAATCCTTGATGTAAAGTTTTGTAACCAAACATATCAGGTAGTATCCAAAACTCTTTCATATCAACCTTAGATGTACCTAAGTTTTTAGTAGCAGTTGAGAAAGTAGAAGTTTTCCACCCTTTAAATGTATCTTTATTATAATGTGCAACTATATTATCACAAGCAGTTTCTCCTAGTGCCTGAGGATAATAAAAGATATAATCAGATATTTGCTGATTGGAACTCATGATGTTCACCTACTTGTCCTTTCACTTGCATATTCCAAGCAATACTTATGCGTTTATTATTAGACTTATTTTGTTGAACCCAATGTGGCAACCATGCAGGAAAAAATATTGCTCTATTTGATGTTGAAGCATAACTTAATAAACTAGAATTTAAAGTATTCTTTTCTTTTTTTCTAGGTACTATAACATCAGCTGCAGGTCGTGGGTCATGAAAAACTATACTTGCACCTTTATCAGATTGTAAATAATAAGTGCCACTTAAAAAATTATTTGAATGTGTATGAACAGGATGATGTTCATTATGCTTTAATACATTTGCCCACATATCAGTAATGATTAAATCTTCTACATCATAACCTAATGTATTGCATATATCTTTACCAGTCTTTACAACTAAATCTGAAAAATATTTAAACTCTTTTTTTGTTTGTAAGTTTGCTGATTTCGTTTGCCAATTATTATCATAGTCTCTTTCTGACCATAAATCGCTAATATATTTTTTCATATTAAGTACCGTTGATACCTCTGTGGCTGTTAATTGTGGTAAAAAATTATCTAATAAGAATATATTAGTTGAAAATATTTTTTGATGTTCCATAAGTCTCCAAGTTCTTTTTTATTCTTCTTCTATATAAAACATTCATAATATAATACAAAGGATAAAGCAACGGAACACGATAACAATGTTTTCCTCTTACGATTAACATATGCCATATCCAACTTCCTTGTGAATGACTAAACCCAACGCAACCATAAAGACCTCTAGATTGCTCCACTTGTAAACTTCTTCCATTCTATTGCATTTTTAATTAAAAATGTTCTATTATTAATACTTCTCAAAACCTGTTCAAGGTAAGTTGTAACTTGTTTTAGATATGCAGCTTTTTGGTCTGCCTTTTGTAGTTCTTCATCT